TACACCTACTTGTAGTACATATCAGTTGCCAGGCTTTGAACAACAATACAGTGATTTTAAAGCCAAAGGCATTGATGAAATCTATTGTGTAAGTGTTAACGATGCATTTGTTATGAATGAGTGGGCAAATAGTCTTGGCATTAAAAATGTAAAAGTTATTCCGGACGGTGCCGGGAAATTTACCAGACTAATGGGCATGACAGTTGACATGAGTGATATTGGGTTCGGGCCACGCAGTCGTCGTTATGCCGCAATCGTAAAAGACGGCATGGTAGAACACATGTTTGCAGAACCAGATTCAAGTGCAAGTGATCCTGATCCATATGGGGTTTCAAGCCCTGAAAATGTAATGGCACATGCGTAATTTGGTAATATAATCTATTGCATTGATCCATTAAATCTGTTATACTAGTATCATGAAACGTAATTACACAACCGGCGAAGCAATCGATGTTCAATTCTTTATTGGTAAAGAAATTGAGCACACTCCTGCATTTGGAAAATTAACATTGTTTGTTACAGGTCTACATTCAGTAGAAGAAATTGCATCACATTTACAAGGATGTGAGCATATTTTCTTTGGAGCAAATCACAGCTTCAATCCGCGGACCCCAGAAGAATGGGATGCTTGGCAAGACATGATCCAATTCTTTTTAGACAAAGATTATCTATGCTCATTAGATATTCCATTAAGCGCAGTTGAAGAATTTAATGACGGTGGCCTAAACGAGTATGATAATTTTATTCCACAAATCCGTGTACCTATTCCTTACATTAAATTATGGAATTATAACACTATGCTTAAAATTGATGACAAAGATTTTAAAGCCACAAATCCAGGCGTATGGTCACATAGCCTGCATAAATTAATGGACCGTAACAACTTTACCCCATGGGACAAATACAAAGAGGATAAAATACTATGATTAATTCTAAAATTACAAAACAGGCAGTACAACAATCATCCGAAGAAAAACTTTTCAAATTGCTAGAAAGCATTGATTGGAAGTTGTGGGAAATGATGAACATGTTAAAAGACAACTTGCCAGAGCAACCTAAAACTAAAACTAAAACAGCTAAGAAATCAGAAGAATGAACAATCTTAATATGATTTGGGTAACCTTCCGTAAAGAAGGTATTCACCGCTACCCTGCTGCCGCTACAGATCCTAATTTGTGTACAGCAGGAGAATACGATGTTAGTTTCCTAGCAAATTCACATCGTCATATTTTCCATTTTAAAATTTATATTCAAGTGTTCCATGACGATCGTGACATTGAATTTATTCAGTTCAAACGTTGGCTTGAGAAGTGTTATAATGACGGCACACTCGAACTTGACTTTAAATCCTGCGAAATGATCAGTCATGATCTTCATGATACCATTTCGACAAGATACCCAGGTCGTGAGATTTGGGTTGACGTAAGCGAAGACGGCGAGAATGGCTGCTTCATTAAATTTCCATCAACAAACCCTTTAATTTAAAAGGTATTATAATATGGCATTGCCATCACATATTCAAAAAACTCTTCGCTTGAAGCCTGAAGTAGAAAAGATCTTTGATGATCTCGAGGCTTGGTTAGATCATTGCAGATTTAACCTTCTTCCTTACAATCCTGCCGACTTGTATAAGTCACAGGAATACAGGTATTTTTCTCGTCCGCCATATCAAGGCGATCGTAAAAACTTCCGTAAGGATTATCGTCCAAAGAGTCATAACAATGACAATTTTTCTCGTTGATCTAGAAGCGGTAGAAACAAGGTACACGGGTCAATGGAAGACTCATGTGCCTGAACTCCTACGAAAGGCAGGACACAATGTCAACATTATATCAGGTCCTACGGACATTCCTAGTGCTACCACTCCTGGGGCATTTCTCAACTTTGGCGGTACTAATATCTACAAGGCTAGTCAAGTTGAGCAGATGGGTCGGCTATTTTGCGACGGAAGCATTCGCGCCAATGATCACTTCGTATTTACTGATGCTTGGCATCCTGGTATCATCAATCTCAAATACATGAGTGAACTGCTGGGCATTCCGGTAGTTACACATGGTTTATGGCATGCTGGATCATATGATCCACAGGATTTTTTAGGACGTCTTGTTGGCAATAAACCTTGGGTACGTAATGCAGAGAAGAGTTTCTTCCATGCGTTTGATCACAACTACTTTGCCACAGACTTTCATATTGAATTATTCCATAGAGAATTACTCAATGATGGATTCCAAACAGAAAATCCTTGGTACGAAGAAGAACTTGACGAAATCTTATCAGGCGAGTATAAAAAGATTGTACGCACTGGCTGGCCCATGGAGTATATGGTTGATACATTAGAAAACTATTGTACCAATCCCAAGCGTGATCTTATTTTGTTTCCTCATCGCATTGCTCCAGAAAAACAAGTTGAGATCTTCCGTGATTTGGCTATACATTTACCACAATATGAATTTATTGTTTGTCAAGATACACAATTAGATAAACACGAATATCACAAGTTGTTAGGTCGTGCTAAAATTGTATTCAGTGCAAATCTGCAGGAAACATTGGGTATTAGCTGTTACGAAGGCGCATTAGTTGAGGCCATTCCTATGGTTCCAGATCGCTTGTCATACAGTGAAATGTATTATGCAGGATTTAAATATCCTAATGAATGGACACAAGACTGGAATAGTTACCTAGCACATAGACAAGAACTATGTCATCATATTATAGTTACTATGACGCACTATGAAAAGAGGTTGCCGCAGTTACGTAAACAAACATACGATTTAACTAAACAATTTTTTAGTGCAAATAAGCTGTTGGAAAATTTAAAGTGAACCGATTTCTAAACTTATTAGATCGTGTTGGTCGCAAGCGCATTGTAATGGATAGACAAGATAATGAACCTTACCTTGAACGTTATTATGTGTTCCTTAAAGATAGAAAACATTTCCCCTTTAATGTGTTCATTCACAAGTTCCTTAAGTCAGACCCTGATGATGTGCATGATCATCCGTGGCCGTACGCTACTCTAATTTTAAAAGGTGGTTATTATGAATGGACTCCTAACTTTAATTTACAAGGTGCCAAGATCAGTGAGACACGGCATTGGCGTGGTCCTGGTCACTTCCGTATTTGCCCTGCTAATAGCTATCACCGTGTTGAGCTTAAAGCAGGAACAGACTGCTGGACAATGTTCATGCCTGGACCACAACGTAGAGAATGGGGTTTCCTTGTTGATAACAAATGGATCCACAACGATACATACCTAGCAGAAAAAGCAAAACAATGAATAGTAAAGAAAAAGAAGTAATGGATATTCTGCAGGAAGAATGTGCAGAGGTAATCCAAGCAGTTAGTAAAATTAGCCGCTTTGGTTTAGATAACCTAAAGCCAGGTAAGCCAAAAACTAACCGTGATCACTTGGAAGAAGAGCTCGGCGATTTATATGCTATGATTGAAATCTTACAAGAATTAAATGTAGTAAGTTGGACCAATATTGAAAAAGCCGCAGAGGCCAAGCGAGAAAAACTCAAACAATGGTCAAATATTTTTACTGACTGAATTTAGTAATCTGTTGGTCTGATCCATCTACACAGGCCATCATAACACATCGTTCGGGGCCTGTAGGAAGACCCAAAGTTCCATTCCAAATATTTCCAAAGAGCGGACTATTGCAATTACTACCCCGAACCCAACCAGTATGCGAAATAGTTAATTTTTCAATGCCTAGGTTACATAACATACCAGTGTATGAAGGATTTGCATTTACACGTTCTTCGTGTCGTTCACCAAACGTAGTTTCTTGCTCATGGTTATATTCTTGTACTAATTCCTCTCCCCGCATAATTCTTAACTGTTCTTCTGTGTAAGGATACATTCCAATAGCTTGTTCAGCTTCTTTATATAACACACATTTAGAAACAACAATATTAAATTCAGATTCAACCTCAAGTGCTCTTGCTAGATCATCATCAAAATAATTCGGACGCATAGGAACCATGATATCAATATGTTTTCCTGCTTTTTGAAATGCCTGTATAATAAATCGTATAAGGTTGGGATTTTGCCAATAGTGATATGATAAGTGTAATGTATCAATGTGGGGTTCAATTGCCCACCAATCTAACCAAAGTCTTCCACCATTAGTAGTTAGATCGATTGTGCCGCCTTGTTCTTTACATAACTTTAACATCATTGGAAAATCAAACATATCTAGAGGCTCGCCGCCGCCAAATGTCCAATCAATTTTCCTGCCTAGTGCATTATAATGATCAATTATTTTTTTAGTAACCTCCATGTATTCCAATATTCCCCTAGGTAATTCCCCTCCGCGAAATCGAATTGGACAATATGTGCATTCTGATGTACAATGGTCATGTAACATCCAATTAATGTTTGTTTTTAAATTACTCATTTGGTACCTTATGTTGTTGACAAACCTAAATAAAAGTGTATAATATATTTAAGTATCTCCTAGGAACTAATAAATGAGCAAAATTAAAGTATCTGAATTATTCTATTCAATTCAAGGTGAAGGACGCTATATGGGTGTGCCTTCCGTTTTTCTACGTACATATGGCTGTAACTTTACCTGTCAAGGATTTGGTATGCCCAGAGGTGAGCTAAGTCACGAAGCAACAGACATTGCGGCAACACATACAATGATTGAGGCTTTTACAGAATATAAAGCATTGCCATTAGTGTCAACTGGTTGTGATAGTTACGCTAGTTGGCATCCTGCTTTTAAAGATCTAAGTCCAATGATTGAGGTTGATGGACTAGCCAAAGCAATTGTAGAAACATTGCCGTTTGGCAAATGGAGAGATGAGCATCTTGTTATCACGGGTGGGGAGCCATTGCTAGGTTGGCAAAAGGCTTATCCAGACTTGTTAGAGCAACCGTGTATGGCGGGGTTAAAAGAAATTACGTTTGAAACTAACGGTACAATGCGATTGACTAGTGCGTTCAAAGAGTATTTGACCAAATGGAAGATCACTAATCATCGATTGAATAGAGAAATTACATTTAGTGTAAGTTCTAAACTTCCAGCAAGTGGCGAGCCTTGGAAAGATGCTATTAAACCTAAAGTTGTTTGCGACTATGAAAATTACGGAACAGCATATTTGAAATTTGTTGTAGCAACAGAACAAGATATTGAAGATGCACTAAAGGCCACAGAAGAATTTCGTGCCGAGGGATTTAAAGGTCCCGTGTATCTAATGCCAGTAGGCGGAGTAGAGAGTGTTTACGCATTAAATAATAAAACAGTGGCACTAGCCGCTATGAAACACGGTCTCCGTTACAGTGACAGATTGCAGGTACCGTTATTTAAAAATGAGTGGGGTACATAATATGAACAAGTTTATTAAAAAATTATTTGGTATAGATAAAATTGAAGCTGAGACAGAAGAAGCTATTCGTCAAAAAGTGGCAGCGCAACTAGCAACAGAAAACGCTGTCGAAACAGAACGCCTTGCTAAATTAACTCCAAAACAAGTAGCTACAGAAAAGAAAGAACCTTGGGTAGCTGTATTAGACACTCATGTAAACAAAGATAACATTAAGAATGGTTTTTTTGAACTTGACTGGAATGAATATTTTGTGTTACAATTAAAAGAAGCAGGGTACAAAGGTGACTCAGAAGAAATGATTGTCGACTCGTGGTTTGGCGAACTATGCAGAAATGTCGGCGGAGAATCGGGTGTTAATATGAATCAGCGTACAGCAGGTTATATTAATGTAAACAATTTAGGTGATGGTAGAACAGAGGTTTCTTAATGTCTAAGACATATATTTTAGTAGACACAGCGAACACATTTTTTAGAGCACGACACGTAGTTCGTGGAAGTCTAGAAGATAAAGTAGGTATGAGTATTCATACTGTTTTAGGCAGTGTCCGTAAGGCATGGCGCGACTTTAACGGCGACCATGTCATATTCTTCTTAGAGGGCCGTAGCTGGCGCAAGGACTTTTATACTCCTTACAAGCGTCAACGTACAGAAGCTCGTGCGGCACAGAGTCCAAGAGAAGCAGAAGAAGATCGTGTGTTTTGGGAAACATTTGATCAGTTCAAAGACTTTGTTATTAATAAAACAAATACCACAGTTTTACAGAATCCACAGTTAGAAGCAGATGATTTAATTGCCGGTTGGATTCAAAGCCATCCAAAAGACAATCACGTTATCATTTCAACAGATGGCGACTTTGCACAACTTATTTCTCCAAACGTGAAACAGTATAACGGTGTAATGCAAATTACAACCACACATGAGGGGTACTTTGATGAAAAGGGTAAGCCTGTTAAAGATAAGAAAACTGGTGAAGCAAAAGGCGCACCGGACCCAACTTGGTTACTCTTTGAGAAGTGTATGCGTGGTGACACCTCCGACAACATCTTCTCTGCATATCCGGGAGTACGTGAGAAGGGGACAAAGAATAAGGTTGGTCTCCGTGACGCCTTTGCCGATCGAGATTCCAAAGGCTGGTCTTGGAACAATATGATGCTCCAAAAGTGGTCAGACCATGAAGGTGTCGAACATCGTGTTTTAGACGATTATAATCGCAATGTTAAATTATGCGACTTAACGGCACAGCCGGACAATATTAAAACTATAATTAAAGAAACTATTAATACTGCAACTGCCGCAGAAAAAAGCATTCCGCAAGTTGGAATTCGTTTGTTAAAATTCTGTGCAGAATTTGACCTACAGAAAATTAGTGAACAGGTGCAAAGTTATGCAGACCCGCTTAATGCAAGGTATGTATCATGAATGTTATATCAAAGGTAGTAATTCCAAACAAAGAATGGATCATTGAAGACCATGGACAAAAAATTGGGTCGGTGGCAAAACTAAAAAAAGGTTACGAATTTTTTAGACGTGGGCAAAAGATTAATTTTAAAGATCTTAAAGCACTCACTGACGAGGTCGGTGTGACACTTGCCGAAGGTAAGAAAACTCACAATTTTGAAATAGAGTCTGTTGGTTACAAAATTTACGAATTTCCATGTAGCTCAAAACCATTCGAAGCAGTTTACAATGTTAAAAAGAAATTGCCATTGTTTGCCAAGAGCGCCAAAAGTAAGAGTCAATATTGTGCAGGGTACTACGTAATCAAGTTCCGCAAAGGATGGGTTAAGAGTTTTTGTCCTAAACTAATTACATTAGAACGATATCCATTTCACGGTCCTTATAAAACGGAGATCGAAATGAAGGCTATGCTTAATACTGTTAACAAAACATGAAACAACTCAATACATTACCCATAGAAGACTTCTTAGAAAAGACTAGAATTGCAATCAAAAGTAATCAAAAAAGTCTAACTTTAACTATAAAAGAAGCCACAGATTTGCAAAACAGTCTTAGTATTGTAATGACAAGACTAAGCGGAAACTTAGATCAGATGATGTCAAATAATCAATTTCCTGACAAGATTGAGATAAAAGTGGACGGCGGCAAATTCTAAAACCTGCTAAATATATACGCACTTTTCGGAGAACGTATATATGTCTAGGCCAAAACCCAAAATTTTGTTAGAAATAACTAATAAAAAATCCTATAAAACTGATCAAGTTTTAGAGTCCGAAGCCATCTGGGCAGTTTTTTACGAAGACAAACCAATCAATCTCAAAACCACAAGTGTAGTTGCACAACAACTGGGTCCAAAATACAAAAAAGTTAGTTTTTCAAACAGCGGTCATGCATTCAATCTAGCTGAAAAATTAAACAAGCTATTCAATACCACTGACTTTGCCGTTTACAAATTAACCACCGGCGAAAAAGTCATAAATGAATCCGAAGCATGAGATAACCAAAATAGTGCTAGAAGCCAAAGGGCTTGTAGCGGATGAAAAGCGGATTAAACAAACTATCCCAATTTGGTGGATGAACCCAAGAAAAAAAGAAAAAGGTGGACTTAGACTCACAGAGCAGGGGTTTGAATGTCTGCAACAGGCAGATATCAAATGCTACGAGATTAGATTTGATGAACCCATTTTCTTTACTAATAAATTAGCTATTTGGATTGACCAAAATATGGACTGCCCATTCTACTTAAATAATAAACGTATTTGGGTATTTGGAGAAAAGATGGCTGTTCAATTAGTGTTGTTTTCTGGCAACATTGCAAAGTTTCAAAGAGCTAGAGAAAGATTTACAGAAAAACTAAAAAACACTTGACAAGAGACAAGATCTTTGCTATAATTAACGTACTGTAAAAAATACAGCTTCAACAGTTTTTTTAAAGAAAGTAGATTATGTCAGAAAAAATGTCAGCTAATCGCACTGTTAGCCCTAACGAAGCCAAAGCGGCTATTCGAAAGTGTATCAAAAAGCAACGCCCTGTGTTCATGTGGGGTCCCCCCGGTATTGGTAAATCCGATATTGTTAAACAAATTGGTAATGAGCAAGATCGTGAAGTTATTGACGTTCGATTGAGCTTGTGGGAACCTACTGACATTAAAGGTATTCCGTATTACAATTCTACGTCCAATACAATGACGTGGGCTCCTCCTGCAGAATTGCCCACTGATCCAGAGTCTACTGCAATCTTGTTCCTAGACGAGTTGAACTCTGCGGCTCCTGCTACACAGGCAGCGGCTTTCCAATTGGTGCTTAATCGCCGTGTTGGTACTTATCAACTACCAAAAGGTGTTAGCATTGTTGCCGCAGGTAACCGTGAAGGTGACAAAGGTGTAACTTATCGTATGCCTAGTCCGTTGGCTAATCGTTTCTTGCACGTTGAACTCCGTTGCGATTTTGATGACTGGCACCAGTGGGCTGTTACCAATCGTGTTCACGAACAAGTTGTGGGTTATTTGGGTTTTGCCAAACAAGACTTGTACGACTTTGATCCAAAGAGTTCTAGCAAGGCATTTGCTACTCCCCGTTCTTGGATGTTTGTCAGCGAGCTGTTGGAAGAAGATGACGTGCCAGATAACACGTTAACTGATTTGATTGCAGGTGCAGTCGGTGAAGGTCTTGCTGTTAAGTTTATGGCTCACCGTAAGGTAGCAAAGCAGATGCCTAAGCCAGAAGATATCCTGGCAGGCAAAATTAAGAAGTCAGAGATCAAAGAAATCTCAGCTATGTACTCTTTGACAATTAGTCTGTGCTACGAGCTTCAAGAAGCAGATCGTAAGAAAGCCAAGAATTGGGATTCTATGGCAGATAACTTCTTTGGCTTTATGATGGATAATTTCCCAACCGAACTAGTTGTTATGGGTGCAAAAGTTGCGTTGACTAACTACCAACTGCCATTTGATGCTTCTAAACTTGCTAACTTTGACAAGTTTCACGACAAGTATGGTAAGTACATTATCCAAGCAATGGAAGGTTAAAATTGGACCCTGCGGGGTCCTTTTTTACTTGCTCTTTTGATAAATTGAATGTATAATAGTATTATCGCAACTAGGAGTTATCATGGCAGTAATGAAAGCAGAAAAGCAAAAGAAACAAGATTGGACAGGCAAAGAATTTAATGCCTCCGAAAAAGCAAAGATTCTCGACAAGCTGATTACAGCTCGAGTTGGTCTGTTGCTACGTCATCCATTCTTTGGCAATCTAGCCACTCGCCTTAAAATGGTGGATGCCAGTGACTGGTGTCACACCCTGGCCACAGACGGTCGTAATTTTTATTTTAATTATGGATTTGTAAACAAGCTCACTCCTAAAGACGCAGAGTTTGGTTTTGCACACGAAGTCCTACATAATGTATTTGATCACATGGGACGTCGTGATAGTCGAGACCCTATGCTTTCAAACATTGCCGCAGACTACGCTACTAATCAAATTCTCAAAGATGAACGCATTGGTACAGTGCCTAGCTTTATAAAAATCTTTCAAGACGACAAATATCGTGGCATGAGCTATGAACAGATTTATGATGACCTCTACGAGAAAGCAGAAAAGATTGACATCGGTTCGTTGGGTGAATTGTTAGACGAGCACTTAGACGGTGAAGGCGATGACGGTGACGAAGGTGATGAGGACGGAGACAAAGAAGGCAAAGGTAAAGGTCGCCCTAAGCTGACTGCAGAAGAAAAGAAACAAATCCGTGATGAGATCAAAGAAGCCATGGTGGCGGCTGCTCAGAGTGCCGGAGCAGGTCGTGTTCCAGCAGGTGTTCAGCGTATGATCAAAGACTTCACTGAGCCTAAAATGGACTGGCGTCAACTGTTGCGTATGAATATACAAAGTATTCTTAAAAGCAATTACAGCTTCAGCCGCCCTAACCGCAAGTCGCAACATAGCGGTGCTATTTTGCCAGGTATGACCAATGATGAAACTATTGACGTTTCTATTGCCATTGACATGTCAGGTAGTATTTCAGATACTATGGCCAAGGACTTCTTGTCAGAAGTTAAAGGTATCATGGACGAGTATGTAGACTTTAAATTGGATTTGTGGTGCTTTGATACTGAAGTATACAATTATGTACAATTTACAGGCGATACCGCAGATGAGATTATGAGCTACGAATGCAAAGGCGGTGGTGGTACTTACTTTGATGTAAACTATGATTTTATGAAAAATCAAGGAATTGAGCCCAAAAAATTCATCATGTTTACAGACGGTTATCCTTGTGGTAGCTGGGGTGATGAAGAATACTGCGACTCATTGTTTATTGTACATGGCAACGAAACCATAGTTTCTCCATTCGGTCAGACTGCCTATTATAAATAAAGTAGGTACATAATGTCGCTAAATAGAGGGACAGTTAATGCGTTAAGTGTTTTGGGATTTAGGAAGCTATCCTTTATTCCAGAACATTTTGCTAGACTCTCTATAGATCATAGGATAGATGTTAAGTCCGTAGAACATTGGATTGAATATAATCTTAACAGCAGATATTCAATTTGTAGTAACTATGGATTGGACCATGCTAGAAAGATTATTGAAATTACAGAAATCGGTCTAGAGGACGCCAAGGAACTAACTATGCTATCATTAGGGTGTCAACATTTACATAAAAAAAAGGAATTATTTTAAAATGGAAAATCAAGAACAAGCACAAATGGAAACTCAACCAGTTGGCGGAGAAGCTCCGGCAGCTGAGCCTACTCCTGAGTTAACAATTACAGATTTAATCAACATCAGAGCAGTGGTAGATGTTGCAGTTCGTCGTGGAGCATTCGGAGCCACTGAAGCGTCAGCAGTTGGGGCAGCTTTTGACAAGTTGAATACGTTCTTAAATGCTGTTGCACCAGCAAAAACTGAAGAACAACCACCAGCACAATAAAAGGAGAAGCACATGAAACATGTGGGAAAAATGAAAAACAACTCTGCTAGAGTTGCAGTGGCATATAGAACAATACCAGGTGATTCGGCAAGCGCCTTAGTTATCGGTACTTCTGGTCTACCAGATGCATATCACGATTCGTTGATGTCATTGATTGAAAGCGAAACCGGACAACAAGCTAATGAATTAGCTGATGTATTAGCAACACGTAGATTTCCAGACGGTGGAGTAATGCTCCAATGGCTACATGCAGGAGGTCACTTGAAAAAAGTCCCTACTACTCTTGTGCTAATGACTCCAAACAAGCAAACAATAATTCCGCTTAACGAACTTAATGTTGTTATTGCAGAACAAAAAGGAGTTGCTGTTGACGAACTAGCAGTTACTGAAGATGGTAAACCTGCTACAAAGAAAGAATTGGCTGCCTCTAAAAAGAACAAAGAAGAAATCATTATTACTAGCGAAGTTGAAGAAAACGTTAGTAGCAAAGCAATGACTCCTACTGATATGCGGTCAAGGGCAGACAAACTCTTTAAAGAAGCACAGGCTCTACGCAAACAGGCGGATGCAGTTGATCCACCTAAGAGCAAGAAAAAAGAAGCAGTAGTAGACGTTGAATGATGCATCCAGATAAGGTCTACCTCGATGCTCTAAAGAATATTTTAGAGAACGGTGAAGACCGTCCAGATCGAACCGGAGTCGGTACACGTAGTATTTTTGGTCTTCAAATGCGTTTTAATTTGGAAGACGGCTTTCCTGCTATCACTACAAAAAAGTTAGCATGGAAAGCCGTTGTATCTGAATTACTTTGGTTTATTGAAGGCAGTGGTGATGAATATCGACTACGTGAGATCCTACACGGTGATCGTTATTCTCAAAAAAGAACTATCTGGACTGATAATGCAGAAGCAGACTATTGGGTTAAACGTAAGCTACAGAGACACCCTGGCGACCTGGGTCGTGTTTACGGTGTACAGTGGCGGCGGTGGCGTAAGCCGTTGATTCGTATCAACAAAGTTGTCTTACAGAATCATGATCAGTTGTTAGAGTTAATTGATGGTATTAAGTCCGATCCATACAGCCGTAGACATATTATTACAGCATGGAATC